AGCGTGAAGCCAGTACCTACGCCTACGGGAAAGTATGTACGGAAGTCTGGCACCAAGAAGTCTGAACCACTTGAGCCAAAAGTTGTACCTATGACAGAGTACAGGTCAGAGTACGTAGAAGCACTGTATGCAGACCCGTCGCATAGAAGCCAATCGTTCACACCACTGATCGTCTGTGTAGTCGGTGTAGAAGCCGACGACCACATTATTATCATACCGGTTTGGAAACCAAGTTTGTTCAACTGTGCTGCGGTTGGTCTGGCAGCAGTGGTTCCAAGGTTAGGAAACTGTGACTGCAAGACACTCTTAATCAGCCGAAGATGGTCGTCACCTTCGGAGATATTGTCACTTGCTGCGGGTTGTGCTGTATTTAGCTGACTGATATACGTAGCAGATTCTACGGTCATGCTTTTCTCCCAGAGCTTCTAGCTCTAGTTTTGTTTATTTTAACATTTTTATTTAATAATGTCAACTTGTCCAGGGTAGTCCAGACTCTGTTTGATTTACTGGAACAAGTTGAGCGTTTAATTGTGCAAGAAGTTTATCTTCAATCTTTGTAGCTAAACGATCTGTAAGTTGTACTTTTACCCAAGCTATAAGTTGTGCTTCGGTTAAATCTTCAAACGCGGTAAAATTTGACAAATCGTCTAGTTGAGGATGAGACGAACCTTCGTGATTAACAGATATACCTGTGTCTGGATCTGTTTGTGTACAAGTCCAGTGTACGTTGTAGACAACTTTATCGTGACCGTCTTTTTCTACGTAGTAATCTAATTTTCGGATTGACCATATAGCAGACATTTGTTTCTCCTTAATGGCCTATTGCTATGTAAGCAACATAAGCAGGACCACTATCCCATGTTAAATCAAAATGGTCTAGACTTGATGTGTAATCTGTGTCAATTGTCATATTTTGATAATTTGCTGCATTGTCTATCTGTGCAAGCGTTATGCTATAAACTTTAGTACTAAAAGCTGACGGATAAGTAATTACCATGTCTGTACCCGTGTCTGCCACACGTCCCCAATTTAATTTTAAACCATTTGGTAGTAGTGTATACCCAGTGTCTGTTCCAAAACTAGAAGTAAGTGCTGTCCCGTCTTCTTTTAAACTACCAGAGAAATTCAAATCTGTTGCGTTTACGGTAGTTATATTGCCTGTAGTTCCTGCAACAGTAGTAGCATACATTGAACCTGGTATAGACACACCCCACGAAGCTGTTTCTAATTGTAAATTATTATCGTAATACAATCTAACAGCACTATCTTGATCTATGACTATACTATTGTCTGTTGAACTCGTCCGAAAAATTATACTTCCACCAGTGCTTAATATATATAAATTACCTGTACCTTGTTCTACAATATTAGTATTTGCACCGTCGTGAAAAATTTCTAAATCGTTAGAAGTTCCCCAACTTGCCTTGGCGTTGTCTCCAAACTCTAGCCGGTTATCAGACGCGTCCCAGACCATATCATAAGTGCTATTGAAAGTAACATCGTTGTTAAACGTTGCTGTTCCAGATTGAGTTGTTGTAGCAAACGTCGAAGTACCACTGGAAGCAATGTTGCCTGTTACGTCCCCGGTGTAGCCACTGCTTGCACTTAGCGTGGTAAACGCACCCGTGCTAGGCGATGTTGCTCCGATTGTGGTTCCGTCAATAGCACCAGCGTTGATGTCAACTGTGCTCAGCGTTGAAGTACCAGTAGCTGTCAGCGTGGTAAACGCAGCCGTGCTTGGAGAAGACGAACCAATTGTAGTACCATCGATAGCACCACCGTTGATGTCTACTGTGCTCAGAGTAGAGGTACCAGTAGCTGACAAGGTGGTAGTACCTACGCTAGTCAGACCACTAGCAGAACCGCCTGTAACAGATATAGCATTAGAGTTTTGCGTAGCTATTGAGCCTAGGCCAAGGTTAGTACGGGCTTCGCTAGCGGTGATACCGCCCGTACCACCCTTGTTTACAGGCACAGTTCCTAGCGTAAGCACGACTGCGCCTGTAGAGGCGTTGGTGGACAATGGTGAGCCAGCGGCCATAGAGGTTACACCAGAGATAGCTACCTCAAAAGCGTCCTTGCGGATCTTGTAGGTCTTGTTCTGGCTAACGTCTACTATGGCTAGTACGTCGTCGTCGGCAACGGTGATCGAACTAATTTCGTCCAGATCTGTAATTTTTTTGTTGCTAGCCACTGGCTACCTCCTTGGTTTCTAACGATGCCTTAAGCATATTAAAGAAAGCTGCGCGACCTACGTCTAGTTGATCCAGGTTAAACTTAGCACTGGCTAATTTTCGGTCTAGGTCTGCAATGTGATTAAGCATTGCTTGTTCTTCTGCGGTAAGATCTTCTAAATTGTACTCGGTGCCATCGATAGTAACGGGGGTCTTTTTATCTTTTCCCATTGTATCATCCTTTAGTTATGCGGCGGTCAGGAAGCCCACGGAGTGCCGCTACCTTCTGTGGGATTTTCTATGAGATTAAGTTGAGCAGTTACGCCTGCCTCTATTGTTGCAACTTGTTCTGCGCCAAGCGCGTCCTTGGTCCACTGAAGAGCTTGTGCTTCGGTAATATCGGCATAGGGGGTGAAGCTGGACAGATCGTCGGTGGGAATGCCTACAGTGCCATACGACCTTGCCTGGTTTCCTGCATCGTCTACGTCAATGCACTGCCAGTGCGCGTTGTTTACCACGTCCGTGTGACCGTCTTGGGACAATGCGTAGTCAAGTTGTATAATAGACCATGTGATTGTCATTTACAAGTCCTATTCGTTAGCAGCTATAGCCGCATTTGCAGCGGTCATATCTTCGTCGGTCCAGAAGTCCTTACCGACCATGATCTGTAGGTGACGCACGTTACGATCAACGCAATCCGCCCATTCAGTATCGTCCATGTCTGCGGGTTGACCAGCGTTAAGCAGGTCTACGCTATCACCCATAGCTTTGTAATGTTGAGCGATTTGCTCTGCGGTGATTTCGTCCATTATGGGGTCTCCAGTTGAGCTATACGAGCTTCAAGTGCATCGTTCTTTGCTGAAAGTTCTTGAAGTGCTTTAACCAGCATAGGTACAAGCACAGTTGTTTTAACGGTTTTTGTTATTGTTCCAAGATCGTTTCCGTGTTCGTCATGGTCTTCAGTATCTTCAACCATGCCGGGGAATACTTGTTCTATTTCTTGTGCAACAAAACCTAAAAGTTTAGTTTTGTTTTCATCAGCTATTAAATTGAAATTCCTAACTTGTAACCTTAACAGGTCATCAAGTTTAGGCGTAGCATCAACTATATTCTCTTTTAATTTTTCATCAGAAATAGTTCCATAAGTACCACTTGTATTATAAGTCTGGCCTCCAGAGGTGACGTACATTCTTATAGTACCGCCACCATCCATCCAACCAAATGTATTGCTGGATGTTACACCTACGCCCCAGTTGTACGGTGTGGTTTTGTACTGGTATATTACTTGTGAGCCGCTATTACCATTGGTGATGACACAAGTATCAGTTCCGCCTGTACTGCCGTTTGGAACACCACCTATAAATGTTTTACCATTTCCGTCGATGTAAAACCTAGGTGTCCCATCACCGTTCGATAACACAATGTTCGCAGAGCCTGTGCGGATGTCGAGACCGCCTTGGTTGCCGTTGTAGCGACCGAGGATGGTGTTTCTGGAGCCTGTGGTAACCAACTCGCCAGACTGTTGACCAATAAAAGTATTTTGCGATCCAGTGCTGTTTGAAAACGCACATTGAGTTCCAAGGAATGTGTTTGCTGTCCCCGTAGTATTACTATACCCAGCCTGATAACCAACCGCTGTATTGTTGTTTGCGGTGGTGTTGGAATTAAGGGCTTGATACCCCAAACCTACGTTATTAGCGCCAGTTGTGTTTAAGTATAAAGCTCGACGGCCTACAGCTACGTTATCACTTGCAGTTGTATTTGAGTACAAAGCCTCACGGCCAATGGCTGTATTTTCGTCTCCTGTTGTGTGGCTATATAACGCTAAAGAACCAAGCGCAGTATTTGATACACCAATTGTATTATTATACCCCGCCTGATAACCTACCGCTGTGTTGTTGTTTGCGGTGGTGTTGGAGAATAATGATTGATGACCAACAGAAGTGTTATACGATCCTGTAGTATTTGTTTCTAATGACAATGATCCAAAAGCAGCGTTCCGTGTACCTGTGGTAGTTCCACCCATACTATTAGAACCAAAAGCAGAATTATACACTCCAGTAGTATTCGCTGTTAATGCAATTCTTCCAAACGCAGCGTTTTGATAGCCTTCAGTATTTGCTGTTAAAGCCTCATGACCAACCGCAGTATTATATCCACCCGTAGTCAAACTATCTAATGCAGTATCACCCAATGCTACGTTAGCCGTACCAACAGGATAATTCCCATCGAGCTTGATTGTGCCGTTCACATCGAGAGTTGCACTCGGGCTCGAGGTCCCAATGCCCACCCGACCGCTGCTGTCGATACGCATGCGTTCTGTGCCAAAAGTAGAAAACGCAAGTGTATTAGACACTGGCTTAAATAAACCTGTGTCATCATCCCCACCAAATATCAAAGAAGGTGAAGCTGCTGACCCAACATTTTTAATATCAATTACACCGCTGCTGTCGATGCGGAGGCGTTCTGTGCCGGCTGTCTGAAAACCTATAAAGTTAGTTGTACCATTACCATAAATACAATTGTTAAAACCACCATTATCATAACCAAACGCTATGCCTTCACCGTTGGTTCCAACAGCAATACTTTTACCACTACCGCTTAAATGTAATCCTGTGGTTGGCGACGAAGTTCCGATACCTACCCGCCCACTGCTGTCGATGCGCATGCGTTCTGAGCCGCCAGTTAAAATACGCAATGGGTTATTGTTGCCGACTAAAATATTAGCATTAGACGCGCCGCCATAAATTAGAAATTCATCACTTGTGCCAGCATTAAGATTAATAGCTGGAACAGTACCATATATTTCAAGACCAATTGCAGAACCACTTGCTGTTGCTAAACTGGGCGAAGTCGTACCAATGCCGACATTGCCGCTGCTGGCAATACGCATGCGTTCTGCTGTTGAACCGCTGTTTCTCGTATAGAAAGCAAGTTCCCCAGAGTTAGAACCATTCGACAAACCATAGATTTGTCCAAACACTCTGTTGGTTGAACCACTGTCTAGGCCCTGAAACTGAATGTATGGCCCAGTGCCAGCAGAGTATGCACTACTATCACGCAGTGTAATAACTGGAGTATCGCCTTCCACATGCAGCAAGGACGCAGGCGAACTCGTCCCAATACCCAAACTTGATGCACTAGCGTCCCAAAACAGACCTTCGCTTGCACTGGTATTGTAGAAGCTAATGTCGCCTGTGGAGTTGTTAATTTTTATTCTATCAGCAACTAAAGCATTAGCATCAGTAATTGTAGAGTAATAAAATGAACCGCCCGAAAGCATTAATCTACTGTCGAGATCGGTTGTGTCTGTTTCTTTTATATATAAAATCGGTTGAGTTGACTGTGAAAGAGTTGCACTACCATCCACCGTCAGCCCATCAGCCGTGACCGTGCCTGTTACGTCAATGCCTGTAGAAGTAGTTTTGAATTTTTCGCTGGCAGTAGAACCTGATGTAATATGACTAATCTTTACGCCATATTCACCTAAACCATAACCAGTGTTAGTGTTTTCAAAGTATGTGGCTGCTCCTGTAGCGGTCATTTTGGTATCATAACCAAGAATAATTAAAGACCCTGTACCGTTTTCTTGAATATAACTATTAGAACCAGTATGATAAATCTGTAGATCGCTACCAGCGCCAAAGATAGCTTTAGAGTTATCTGCAAAGGTAATGTCATCGCCGGTAGACACCGCAATGTCGTATCCGCTGGTTGTGTTACCGTACGACAATACCGCTGAAAGCACCGCTGCACCACCAGAGGAAAACTGCGCGTCTACATAGGCTTTGATAGATTGCTGCGTGGCTAGCTTAGTAGCGCTGTTAGACGCCATGTTGTCTTCGTCTACGATACCGTCTATAGCCGTAGAACTACCTACGTTTAAACCCGCAGTTGCAGTGGTTCCTGTAGCTGTAACACCACCGTCTTTTAACGTTACACCGTCGATTACTACACCATTTGCCAAAGTAGTTTCAGAAATGGTATCAGTTGTAATGGATTGTCCTGCGGTGACAATGATATTGTTAGAACCAGTTGTGTTACCGTTTGCCAGTATTTCAGACAATGTGTCTGCGGTAGCTACTTGGCTATCAACGTATGCTTTGATTGATTGCTGCGTAGCTAGCTTGGTAGCGCTATCTGAGATCATATTGTCTTCGTCAAGCACACCGGTAATAGCCGTAGAACTACCTACGTTTAGGCTAGTACTAGCCGTGAGCGTGCTAAAGGCACCTGTGCTGGCAGATGTAGATCCAATAGGTGTACCGTCTATAGCACCGCCGTTAATGTCAACAGTTGTGAATGTTGAAGTACCTGTTGACGTTATGTTTCCTGTAACATTACCAGTTACATTACCGGTTACATTACCTGTTACGTTACCTGTTACATCACCGGTAAGATCTCCAGTTACATCACCGGTTACGTTACCAGTAACATTACCGGTTACGTTACCTGTAAGATTACCAGTTACTGCACTGTCTTTCAGAAGTACGCCGTCTACTGTTACACCTACGCCTATGTTTGTTTCAGAGATAGTATCAGTTGTTATACTATCCCCAGAACTTACAACTATGTTTGTACCACCGGTTGTGTTACCCAGGGCAAGTACTTCCGAGAGTGTATCTGCTGTGGCTACTTGGCTATCAACATAGGCCTTTATTGATTCAGAAGTGGACAATGTTGTAGCCGAAGCTGTAGTCATTGTGTCATCGTCTATGACACCGTCTACCGTGGTAGAACTACCTACGTTCAGGCTAGTGCTGGCTGTTAGAGTAGTAAAGGCACCGGTGCTGGCAGACGTAGAACCAATGGTTGTACCGTCGATGGTACCACCGTTTATGTCTACGTTAGAAAACGGCGTATTAAGCAGAGCCTGCTTTGTTATTTTTTTAGTAGCTTGATCTGATACATCGACAATTGCAATTTCATCATTGTCGTCTACATCAGCCGTGAGAAGCTGCGGGAGCTGGGATATTTTAACGCCGTCTACCATAGTTTAACCTTCTAGCCAATCTATGAATACATACGCAGTTCCGCTGGACACAATAGCTGCAATTTTGTCACCGTCGCCTGCACCTGGTGAACTGTCCGGTGTAAGAGAAACAAAATTTAAATCGTTTTCGTGTATGTACGAAGACGTACCGTCGGTTAGCGCTGTAGGATTTTTACCTATTTTAAAATAAGTCAAAGGAGCACCACTGGTGCCGTGTGCTGTTATACGAGCTACGTTACAGCCGAACGGCGTAGTACCGCTCTGGGCAGAGGTGGTGGATACATCTATGCGTTCGCTAGAGTTTATCCGGTAGGCGTATACGTTTTGCCTAGCCATCGACTAGCCTTCCAGCCAGGTCACGTTTACCGTAGCTGTACCTATAGATGCCACTTTTTCACCGTCGGTTTCGCCAACGTCGCTTGCTGGTTTAACTACAAAGTAGCTAGGTGCACCGGCCTCAATCAAAGTGCCAGCAGCAGTAGCTGTTGGATTAGACCCGATTACGATGTTTACGCTAGCCGAGGTAGCTATGCGCGCTACTCTTGCACCGAACGGAGCTGTGCCGCTTTGCGCCGAGGTGCCGGTTGATGTAATGTTTTCGCTGGATATGATCCGCGAAGCAAGATGGTTCTGCATGTTTTAAGCCCTTACGTTTTCGCCAGAGGTCATTTCGTAGCCAAGCTCGATGCCCTTGAGCTTGAGTTCTTCGCGCTTGATCTGCAAAGTCTCTTCTATTTCCATACGTTCTAGCTCGACCTTGGCAGCTTTGATCTGTAGCTCTTGAGCCTTGACCTGCGCTTCTTGTTGAGCTGCCTGTGCAACCATGAGCTGAGCCTGTGCCTGAGCTTGTGCAATCTGCTCCTGCACCGATGGACCTTCTGGCTGCGGTGGTGGCGGTGGTGAGACAAAGCGATCTACGTTCTTGATACCTAGCTCTTCGGCTAGTTCGCGCGTCATGTTGTAGATGTTCTCTGCTGTTACTATGCCTTGGGTCTGCGTTGCGACCTTTTCGATCACGGTGGTAAACGTGGACAAATTGTTCAGCTTTACGTCTTGATCACCGTAGCCTAGACCTACCTCGATGCGTACGTCTAGGTCTTCGCGCCAGCTAGCAGGATCTATTGGTACGTATTTGTTCCGTAGGCGTACGATGCGCTTCCGGTTCTCGTAGCGCTGTACCAAGTTGTAGATCGCCTTGAACATATCGCGCACACCGGTCTCGGCGAAGATGCGCGCTACTAGCTCAATGCGACCCTGGGCGTTTGTTAGCGCGCCGGTTATTGCACCCGCTGTTACGTGCGACTTGAGCACATCAGCGGGGAGGCCCTGTGTAGCGGGGTTTACCCCGGTGCGGCCTGATTTGATCTTGTCCCAGTACTCCAGCATCTGGAACGCGTAGTTCTGGAGCGCTGGTGTCTGTATAGGTTGTAGAGCGTTTAGCGATCTGGTGCGTACGATGCCGCCCGGTCTATTGGTCAGAAGGTCGTCTATGTTGACTTGCCCTTCGACTACCTGGAACCTACCGTTGTTGGACAAGTACATATTGTCGAGCAAGTTACGGGTCAGAGTACTGCGTATGAGCTGTACGTCTTGGATGAGTTCCGCGATAGACAGACCGTAGAACTTGTGGGGAATAGGGAGCGGGCAGATAGCGCTGAACGGTTTGTAGTCTATTGGCTCGATGTCTAGGATTTCGTTACCACTGTGCGTGATCTTGTGCAGCACCGCGATCTCGGAATCGTCCATCTCCAAGTTCATATACGACTCGTAGATCTCTACAAGTTGATCGTGCTCTGCTGCCGACTGTTGCGGAGACACTTGGCTTGAGTCGTACGAGTGACGCGCCATGTACTCTGGGCTTGTGGTGATGTCGTTTGCACCGGAGCTGTAGGCCGGTAGGCTTTCTATAAGATCCTCGTCAAAGCCCATGCGGATCAGGTCGTTGCGGCTCTTGGTAGACCGGTGGCAAATAAAGCGCGCGTCTTTGATGGTCTTTGCGCCGCGATTGATCAAGAACTCTTCCGGCGGTACGTTTTCTACCGTGACCTTGCCCTGTACAGATCTGCGAATAAAGACCGCGTCGTGCACGGTTTCTTCGACTTGGATCACTTCGCCGCTAGCTGGATCTATGGCTTGACGGTACTCTACGCTCTCGGTGTGCTGGTCTAGCTCTAGCTCGTCGTCTTGGAGCAATAGGTTGTATTCTTGGTCTGTAAGGTTCTGGTAACTTTCGCTAGTTACGTCTTCTAGCTCTTCCCAGTAGTGCTTGACCACGCCTGTCTTCTGAATAAGCGCGTCCATGAACATATTGTACAAGACCATAAAACCATTGTTCTGGTTGTAGAACACATGGTTAACGTAGTTCGTCGCCTGCTCTGCTACGTCTTCGTCTTCTGGACCCTCTGGCTCGAAACGGACAACGTTGTCACCGGCTGTGAAGACGCGCATCAGGCTAGGCATCATCCACATAATGGTGTCTTGTACGTCGGTTACAACTACTTGAGAACGCCCGTCTTCCTCGTTGCCAAAGGGTTCCCCGTAGAAATACTCCATCGCTTTTTCGCGCTGATTGGCGATCTCGGAGTCAAGATACGACGTGCTGCCGTTGATCTCTGAGTCTACAAGGGAAAGAATTTCCTCGTCCGACATTTCAAGAGCCATTATTTCTTCCCCTTGCGCTTATAACCGCTGGCGTATGCAGCGCGTTCCTGCGCTCGTGCTTTGGCTTTAGTCGTGTAGACCTTGCCCTTGCTGCCCCATTTATAACCACCTTTGACCTTGCGTACAGGCATTAGACAATTCCTGCGTTTGAGTACTGGATTGGCTTATCAAATTCGTACCGACGGTAGTGCGTTTTGTTCTTAGACTTTTCTCCAAAGCGTTCCACAGAGAGAACAGCGTAGCGCATGGCGCTAAGCAGGTCGTCTTTTATCGGAACGATTTTACCGTTTTTACGATGGTATAGCCTAAGTTCCTCAAGCGTTTCTTGACATGAGCTAAAAATCTGGAGACGGCCCGTCTCGAATCGTTGTAGGATTTCGCTAATGCCAGCCTCAACTGAGTTATTCCCATTCTTTGCTCCATTGACCGGTGGGTTTGAAAAATGCTCTGGGAGCATGTACACGCCCAGGTCTCTGTATTGCTGTGCTAACTGTATCCCACTGCCCTTGTCGTGCTGTAGACCGTCGTGAGGGAACGCTACGGGCATTCCAGGCGTTCTGGAGTTTAGCACAGCAGCGTGAGTTAGCGGTGTCTCCTTACTTCTACGATATTCGTCGTACACATAGATCACGTCATCGTCTGGATCAAAGGCGACCCAGCTTATGGCCGTGGGGTGATCATATCCAAAATCAATAGCCGCCAAGCACCTGAAGTGGCTAGGCAGCTCAAAATCGTCACAGACAATGTCCTCTTCGCTGACAGGGAAGACAAGTCCTGAACCGAATACAGGGATACCTTTGGAGCGCATATCGCGCTCTGCGGGGCTATAGACGGCTAGAAGTTGCTCCTTTGTCTTTTCGTCAAGGTGCTCTACATCGTCCCAAGTCGCAGTAATTAAGCTCTGACCTGGTTTAAGATCGTTCATAAACGAGGAGACAACGCTCGTCATGCCTCGTTCTGGTGTAAATGTCATATAGACTATGCCGCTTGTGTCGGCGGTTCTTGTTATGCACTGACTAAAAATTTCGTGCCTTGGTTCCTCGTCTAGCCATACAACGTCTATGGCTTCACCCATAAACTTTTCGAAGCCTTGTTCGTACGCCTTGAAACTTATCTGCGAATTACCACCCGATTTATGCTTGACCAAGGCTGCGCTAAACGCGTTAGGTACACCTGGCTTACGTATGGTGTCTATTATGTTCTTGAGCGGTACTGCGCCGTGACCTAGCTGGCTGGGGTCCTGCGGCTGACCGAAAAGTTCCTTCTGTATAATATCTCTGGTTGTGTCGTTCGACTCGCCTGCGGCCCAGACACGAACTGGACGGTTGAATCTGTGCCCCTCCCACCAATCTGGATACTCGCCTGTCATGTGGTAGGCGGTTTCCGCTGCTCCACAAAAGGTTTTTCCTACCCGGTTTGCTGCCATGAGAATACGCTGTGGGCAATCTTGGCCCTCTGCGTGGAACCTACGTTGGTACGCGTAGGGCTCATATTGGGCAATACGGGTTGTAAGTACTCTACGCTTTTTTTCTTCTAAAAGTTTTAACGCTTGTGTCTTGGACTTCATTTGCGTTTCTTAATTGGTACAACTTTGTCGTCGGTCATCAGGTTTGCAATCGCTTTGTCTAGCTCTTGGTCTGACATCTCTGAGACTTCTTTGATCGTGGTCTCTTGTTTGACCATATGGACCGCGTCGTACCCAGCGCGGCTTAGTAGGTCTCTTGCTGCGTTTAGCTTTACGTTTTCCGACTCCGCTGTACGCATTAGATCTTCAAGGACGTTGAGAGCTAACGTAGTAGTTTCAGAAATACGGGATTGGATACGCTTTTCAATATGTCTCCAGAGGTAACGCTGGAGCATGAGAGCACGGGGACGACGCTTATTAGAATTATCGGTATAGCCAGCCGCGTCAAACGCCGCTTCAGGCTCAAGTTTTTGGTCAATCAGGGCCTCGACAAACGCTTGTTCACGCTCTGTTAGATCGTCTTCCAGTTCTTTAGGATTACGGTAGTTGGCCCAAAGGTTAGCCTGCTTCCTAGCCATACAGAAACTCCTGGTAATTACTTTTATTATACTATGGATAGACAATAGTGTCAACAAGGGTGGGCGGATTTTTCATTTTTCCCCCAGAATGGACCCAAAGGACATAATAATTATTTTTTATACAAGGGGGTTTTTATGTTTCAAAATTGTCAACCTATTGAAAACAAACAAAAAAAGTTACAAAATTGATTCAATTTTGTTCCAATTGTAAGCTAAGCAACAATTGATCAATGGTGGATCAATGGTGATGCAATGGTGATGCAATGGTGATGCAATGGTGTTGCAATGGTGTTGCGTTTTTGAAAAATTTTTAGAGAAGGAGAGAGTGAGCGGAAGGGATATGATTTACAAGTGTTATATTATAACAATCTATTGGAACCATTAGAAACTCGTCGATTCCTGGAGCTATGCAATAGACGCATATCAGGTATGCAATAGAGCTATAGCTCCAGGTTAACTTATAGTGCATAGTGTACATATTGAAACGAAAGGAAACCAAGTTATGAGTCATAAAGACATTACCGAATTAACAGACATGGTTAACACATGCCACAGGATAGGAAGCGAAGTATTGTTAGACTATGCCGACTATTTATTAGATCGTATCTGCTATTTAAGGCTTTCGTTAAACCAAGAGCCTTTACAGCATGAATGGGACGGTAGGAAGGCTTGGAACGAAAAATACAATTGATGTTGAACGCTGGACAATGCTGATCGGTATTGTCCAGAATTGAACACCAAACCAAACGCGGGAGATTACGCAATGAGAATAACAGAGAAAGTCCTACAATCTAGATTAGACATAATTAATCGACGTCTAAAAACTGAGCTAGTTCTTAACAATGCGCCTTGTTATGGTGGATATAATCTCACGTCGGAACGTGGAACCGTACGTCATAGAGTACCACCTAGAGAGATGCTTAATTTTCTAGACGGGTTTTTATTAGGTTTAGATATAGAGAGGAAAGAATACTGATGACAACAGAAAATATTCTCTTTGTTTATGGTCTAGCTACACCAGAAGAAAAGCGAGACGGCATAGTATGGTATGCTAAAGCTCTTGCTGATTGCCTGTGGATAGCAGAAGAAACAGAGGTTCCATTGCATATTGTCGTTGGCGTATGCGCCGCGCTGTCACCTAACAATAAATGGGACAGAAACATAGACAATACGCTCAGCTTAATCAGAGCCTTTTTAAACGGCGACGACGTAGAGACTGTTAAGGTTTCTACTTATCACACAATGAAGCGTAAGGCTTGGAGCATACTTGAGGCAATGCCGGATCAAGACGAAGTCATAAAGATCTTAAACGGCCAAAAGATTGTGTCTTTCTTCAGCAACATCATAGGCGAAGACACTTGCACGGTAGACGGCCATGCTAAAAACATCTTCTATGGTGAGCGTCACGGGTTAACCTCTGACAAGAGCAACATAGGCAAAAAAGAATACGCCACTATTCAGGAAGCCTACGTTAACGCTGGAAAGCAAGTACGGTTTAACGGTAGACCGCTCAAGGCTTTCGAGATGCAAGCGATCACATGGGTAACATGGCGCAGAATACATGGGATTAAATAGGAGCTAAAACAATGTTAAAACTAAACAAAGATCCGTTAAGAAATATAGACGGATGGATAAACGTTATGGATATGACGGATCCAATGGATAGACCTAATATGGTCTGGAAAATAGACACAGCATATATGGGACTTGAGCTTTATTATGACTTTGACCGGGAAAAATACGAGCTTTATTTAGTAGAGACGCCGCAAGGCGATACTAATAAGTTAATATTTTCCGGTTATAATTTCTCTTTTGACCAATTGTTACACTTCACGAAAACATAGGTAGACAATGATAGAAAGTAATACATTCATTTGGCTCTCAATTGTCGCAATGCTGTTCTCCAGCTTCGTGCTCGGCGCTTGTGTCTCAGCACTGCTTGCGATATGGTTACACGTTAGATCGAAAGGGAAAGACAATGCTGATTGACGATTTAATCCGCGACGCACAATTGTTTGTAGAGAATTATCAGGAAGTGATGGGATCTGACATCTTACCAGAAAGGGAAATAGAGAAGCAATTCTTGAAATACGCCTACCAAGAGATAGACTGCCCGCATATCTTGGCAGAACTTTGGCTAGAAGACACAAACCTTGGCCTAGTGTCGGAATCCACCGGCTCCAGACGCTATCCAGACGTCTATACAATCCTGCACCGCAACGCCGCTGGAAAAATATGCGATGCAATGGTGCGGCACAGGGAGGATATACTCCATGTCCACGTTTGAACTCTTACTGCTCTGCGCTATCATCTTTGCCCTAGTTATGGGCGTTCTGTTCTACTTCGAGGGGAAAGACTAATGGCAGACGCAATCGAAACTCTGGCCACTCAAGTGCGCCTCCACGGTGCCACATTAGACGTTGGCCGAGACGCAGACAACGAATCCTGGACCATAACCATAAACCAGAGCCACTACTTTTGTGGTCACCGTGGTCAAAAGTTGTCAGCTCTAGCCAACGCCGTAAACGGAAGCCTAAAACTTTCTGAAACACTTAGGCCCAAGAGCGCTAAGACACCAGTAGAGGTTGATTAAAATTGTCGCACCAACATTGGTCACTATTGCACAATGCTGTTCTTTCTGTTACCCTATACAATATTGTATACAAGGTTGTTACTAAGAGTCTACTTTCTGACTCTTAAAGCATAGTATAAACACTAAGTACAATACTGGAACATATATGCGCGTCATGCTCGAACTTGAGAACGATTGGACAGACGAGATTGTCCTAGAGAAACTATGCGATGACCTGATGTTTGTCGTAGAGGAAACATATGGGGAACAAAGGGTCGCATTGATTCGATCTTTTCTCCAAGTGATCAAGTGGTACTGTGATCCAGAAAACTACACAGAATTGGCCGGGGCCTTTTCTGAGGAGTGTCTTAAAGTGCTGCCCGACAATGACCCGCTGTTCAAGTTTTTGTACTCAGAGTGCTGGAAGTGACATGAGGTGTGCTATTTGTGACGTTAAGCTAACTAAGAACGACTACTCAGACATTTGCGCCGTTTGCCAGTGGCACATAAAGGACGCACTGAACGAAGGAGGTATCGACCAGTGGACATCAGACGATGCCCCACACCTTTATTCAAAATTGTATCAAGATTGGGGCTTTAAGGATGACTAATCTACAATGGTGGGCCAATGCTGTTCAGGAAGGGGACGATGGTGATCCGGTCAACAAACCAGGTCACTACCGCACGGGCAGCATTGAGTGCATTGAATACATAAAGGACATGATGAGCCCAGAGGCGTACCGAGGGTATCTGCTGGGCAATATCACAAAGTACTTGCACCGCTACAGGTTCAAGGGTAAACCACAGGAGGATCTAAACAAGGCCCAGTGGTATCTTAATCAACTCCAGCAAGAGGTATCGAACAATGAAAATTGAGTATAAAGTGTCTCTCAACGACGCACAGACAGACGAGATAACCGTTAATACCCTGATTTCAGACTACAGGCAGACGGGTATCGATGGACTACAAGAAGTGCAGAAAGCTATTCGCACTTTGTTGTCTATGTGGTACATGACACCAGAAGAAACTAAAAAAGTTCTCGACGACGAATGACACAATTTTGCCACAATTGTACTAGCTATGCAAAAAACGCATAGCTAAATGCAAAATACCACAATTTTGCCACATTCTGGCCCTAGCTGCGTCACATTTGTTTGCGAAACTCTTTTTGTCAGTAAAAGAAGACTGATCGAGCACAGCTCGTTTCGTTGTTGGACAAAAAGGAAAATTAAAATGAGCTTGAAGTTTTTAGATGAACTTCTCGGACCACTGATTGTGCCTCCAAGATCGAAGCCTAAGAAAAAAGATAGGTATGGTCAGAAAGAGTACGGCCAGTTCCGTAGACTTATGAAAAAGCTAGGAGCAACGTATCGGGTCAGTGATGACCACTACGTTGATATAGCTCCCTTCGAGGGCTACCCTCGTGGAATACACACGTATCACTACGATTGGATTAGCACTCTAGGAAGAATTGAATTGGCTTTAGAAAACTCAAAACTACTAGATACAGACGGTTTTATTTCTGAGTAGTTTTACAACCTTGGCCCCTGGTCTTCGGATCAGGGGTCTAACTTTGGAGGAATAACGTGGAGAGCCAAGCGGTTCTAACACATCAGCCTTGCGAGGACTGCGGTAGCTCTGACGCACTGAGCATGTACGACGATGGTCATACTTATTGCTTTAGCTGTCAGAAATACCGCTCCGAGCACGAAGGCCAACCTAGACCGGAGCCAGACATCTACGTCGCTCCATCCAAATTCAGCCTCTGGGCCGAAAGAGGCATCGCTAAAATCGTGATGGACTTCTACGGCGTGACCATGGCCTATACGCAGCCACCTAGGGCACACGGTGAAGTCATAACCTTCCCGTACTACACAGGCTCTGAGCAGGTAGCTACCAAGGTACGCAACCCGGATAAAACATTTATTACCAACGGTGCCTTTCGAGATTGCGATCTGTTCGGGGCACATACGTTCCTGAAGGCTAGCAAGACCAAGTCTAGCATAGCCGTGATCACCGAGGGCGAATCAGACGCACTAGCCGCCTTCCAGATGATCAACCGTATCCCCTATGAAGCAAAGTCGGTCAACGATGGTTCAACCAAGTCACTAGTACCCGTCTTCTCTATCAAGAGCGGCGCGGCTGGTGCAGAGCGAGACGTTCGGAACAACCTTGAACTACTTGAGAGCTTCGAGCGCGTCTATATTATCTTCGACAACGACATACCTGGTCAGTCAGCGGCAGAAAATTCAGCTCGTCTGCTCAAACCGGGCAAGGCGTACATGGTTAAGCTAGAGCGGAAGGACGCTTGCGAATACTTAGCCAACGACGCCCAGCTAGAGTTCATGGCGCACGTAAAGAGCGCACAGATCTACACACCTAGTGGCATAGTCAACGCTGCCGACGCTTTCGAGGCTCTCTGGGCAGACCAAAACCTACAGAGCTACCCCTTCCCGTGGCACGATCTGCACGAGCGCACCCTTGGTGTACGCGCCAGAGAGATCGTAACGTGGGCAGCAGGTACAGGCGTAGGTAAATCGTCTATCCTGCGAGAACTCCAGCACTACTACCTACGCAGTACCAAGATCAACATTGGCATCATTGCGCTGGAAGAGAGCATCGACCGTACCAAGCGCGGCATCTTGGCCGTGGAGGCTAACGACCGCCTGCACTTGAACGAAGTATTCAGCAAGTATTCCAAAGAACAAATACGCAAATACTTTGACTCTACTCTAGGTACAGGGCGTGTTTACTTGTACGACCACTTTGGCTCGATGGACATGGACGATCTGCTGAGCCGGGTACGATATATGGTAGTAGGTCTTGGTTGTAAGATCATCTTCATAGATCATCTTAGCATACTGGTCAGTGGCCTAGATGTAACCGACGAACGCAAAGCCATAGACCGTACCATGACGTTGCTCCGACAGCTCACCGAGGAGACAGGTTGTACTATACACTTGGTTACACACCTGCGCCGTACGCATTCAGACAAGAGCCACGAATCTGGAGAAGAAATAAACCTTGGACATCTTCGAGGCTCTCATGGTATTGCTCAGATCAGCGATACTGTCATAGCAATGGAACGTAACATGCGCTCGGACGACCCAGTGGAAAGCAATACAACTTTGCTCCGGGTGCTCAAGTGTCGCTACACTGGCGACGTGGGCGAGGCAGGTAAGTTGTTCTATCAAAAGCAGACAGGACGCATGGAAGTTCTGTACGAGGAGTTCTAATGGCTAAAAAACACATACAGGTCTTCCAGCCTAAGAAACCTACACGCCGTCGCAGCCGGTTACATCCACAGGCGCACAGCAAACGTTTAAATAAGCACAATCCA